CTCCAGAACCCATATTTTTTATGGGGTTTTGTAAGCGCGGTAGTCGCCGTGCTTGCGGTAATTGAGATTATAAGGAGCAAAAAATGAGTTTTGCAAAATTAGGTGCGGCGGTTGGATCATTATGGGGTCCAGCGGGCGCAGCAATTGGAGGCGGTTTGGGTTCTTTAGCAGATGGCGAAGTTGCATCTGAAAAGGCACGAAAAAAAGCAAAATTTAACCATTTAGCCAAATTGAGGAATGATGCGGAGGCAGCTGGGTTTAATCCTTTAACGGCGTTGCGCGCAACAGGCGGGCAAGGTTTTAGTCACGGTGCTTCTGGCTCTATGGCAAGTGCTTCGTTTTGGAGCAGTTTTGCTAATAGCGCAGGACAGATTGCAGGGCAATTTGATCCGCATAAGAGGGAAATGCAGCGGTTAGATAGAGATATAGCTGGTGCAACGTTTGATGGAATGATGATCGATCAAGGAATAGCAATTGATCGTGATTTGCGAGATGCACAACGTTTGGAGTTGGATAAGCAGCGTTTAAAATTGGATATGATGCAAGCGGGCGAAGGCACGTATGGCAATCCAATTGAAAGTTCGGTTTGGTATATACTGCCAGACGGAACAAAAACGCTGGGTCCAAATCCAGATGCTGGTGAAATTGAGAATATGTTGCTTACTCCAACGTTAGCAACAGGCGCAAGTTTTACAGCTGATGCTCCAAACACATCACGGATGAAAAGAGACGGTTTGACGTCTCCCGCGTTAGAGCGGCAGCCGTATGTGCAGTAAGTGCAAAAAAATAAGACAAATTATTAAGAAAATCATCGGAAGGAGAAAAAAACGATGAGAGTAACGGAAATGATACCAAATGCACCGATTACGGTGCAGAAAAGTATGCGAAAGGCGCGTGGACGTGTTTTAACGTCAGGCGATGCAGGTAAAATCCTGCCTTTGAAATATGAATGGTTGCACCGCGAAGACGGTGTTCAAAGTGGTAAAATCCGTGTCAACGTTGAAATGATGGAAACATCAGAAATGTTGATGAACGGAGTCGGTGTAACATGTTACGCCCACTTTGTACCTATGCTTGCGTTTGACCGTTTTAACGGGTCAATGAATGAATTGAACGCAAGTTATAAAAAAGAAAACGGTGTAGCGGGTAGCGTAGTTCCGTTTTTTGAAAAGAATAAATTTTATCAACAAAGTACGGATAGTGTAGTTACTGACTCTCAGGCATATCATTCAGATACCGCGGCTGGGCATGAAGCAGCGTATTCCTCAAATACTTTTTATCAAACAATGGGTATTCATTTTGAGACAAATGATTTAAATTCTACGGTTGTTGAAGCTTATAATGCTATTGTAAATCATCGTCGGAAAGCCCGATCAAAATCATTGCCACTAAGAAACGCGTTTGATCATTCATTAGCAGAAGCGTTTTGGATTAATAACGGTATGCAAAATATTGTACCAGATTTTGATCAGGCGTTAATAGATGGCGAAGTAAGTTTGCAAGGACTTACGTTTAAAGCGCCAGTTTTGTCCAAATATATATCTAGAGGACAAGCTAGTTATGTTGATGGAGGTTCTGAAAGTGGTACGGATGGAATGAGTCCTGCGGGTTCATTGTCAACGGGAACGTTGCCTATCCATAGCACAGATCAAGAAACGCCATTTGGAACAGCGACAGGCGCATATTTGTGGAATAATGTTTGGGCAGAGCTGTCTGGTGGCGGTAACGCAACGATGTCATTAGCAGATATTGATCAGGCACGCAAAACCGCAAGTTTTGCAAAGTTGCGTCAAATGTATGATGGCATTGATGACGAGTATTTGATTGATTTGTTAATGAGCGGAATTCGGGTACCCGAGGAAGCCATGAAACAACCAATTTTGTTAGGCAAAAGCCGTCAAATGATTGGGTTTAATCAACGTTACGCAACAGACGCAGCTAATTTGGATGAAAGCGCAACTAATGGTTACGCCACGTTAGATATGAGTATTCGTACGCCAGCAATGAATGCGGGTGGTGTAATTATGATTACTGCGGAAATAGTGCCTGAGCAGTTGTGGGAACGTAAGAAAGATTATTTTTTATACACTACTGATCCAGATACATTGCCGAATTATTTGAGGGATTTTTTAGATCCTGAAAAAGTGGCAGTGGTGAAAAATGATCATGCTGATGTAAATCACGCAACGCCGGACGGTACGTTTGGTTATGCACCGCTGAACCATGAGTGGCAGCGCGATTTGGTAAATGTAGGCGGTAAGTATTACCGCCCGGCAAATGATGCGTTTGACGAAGACCGAGCAAAAATTTGGTCGGCAGAAGCAACAAACCCAACGTTGAACGAAGATTTTTATCTTTGTACAGATTTACACAAAAAAGTGTTTGCAGATCAAACTTCAGATAGTTTTGAGATTACAGCAATGACAGACATGAACATTGTTGGAAACACGGTGTTTGGCGCAGGTCTTCAGGAAGCAGACGCAACCTCAGATTACGACGCAATTACCGCGGATGTTGATAGCACGCGGATTGACAAGTCGTAACTGGTAGGGGGGTGCCTCCCGCCCCCCTGCCCTTTTAACATGAAGGAAAAAACAGATGAAAACGTTCAAAAATGGTCCATTGGCCGATTGGAAACAGATAGAAGCGGGTCAAATGATCCCGTTTTTATCGAACAAGGCACGGCGCGTAAAATTTCAGATTGTAGCGAACAGTCCTATAGAGATATGGGCGGGTACAGACGACCAGCTATCAGATGGGGTTCTGATTGGAGCATCAAGCGACAAGGTTCAAGTTGAATATACGTGTGTAGGT